TGAGCAACGCCGCTTCTAGCGGCAAGGTGTTCAAGATCAACACCATCATGGTGGCGAACGTGGACGGCACCAACGCGGCGGACATCACCATCAACAAGTACAGCGCGGCGGCTTTGGGCGGCACGGCCTTCCCGATTGCCTCGACCATTTCGGTCCCGGCAGACGCCACCCTGATCATCGTGGACAAGACCACCTCCATCTACCTGTTGGAGAACGAGTCCATCGGTGCGACGGCGGGATCGGCAAGTGACTTGGTGGTGACCGCAAGTTGGGAGGAGATAAACGCTTGATTTGGTAGGTGAAAACACAATAAGGAGTCACCATGCCGCTTCGTCCTCCTGCTGGTTTTGTATCGTCGTTCTATGACCCGCTGAAGAACCCCAATGCGCCGACCGTTGGGACGGCTTCTGCGGGGGATACTCAGGCGTCGGTGACCTTCACCGCCCCGTCCAATGTTGGCGGGTCGGCCATCACGAACTACTACGCCGTATCCAATCCGGGGCAGATCACTGCCTCCAGTGTGACTTCGCCCGTTACGGTCACAGGCTTGACCAACGGAACAAGTTACACCTTTACGGTCTGGGCGCTGAACAGTTTTGGTCCGAGCGCCTACAGCGCGGCATCAGGATCAGTAACGCCTTCTTTTCCGTACATCGAGGACGTGTTCTCGACGTGGCTCTACACCGGCAACGGCTCTTTCTCCCCAAAAACAGGCGTTAATACCATTACCAATGGAATTGACCTAGCGAGTAAGGGCGGGTTGGTGTGGGCGAAATTAAGGAGTTCGACAGGAGACCATACGCTGTTTGATACGGCCCGTGGTGTTTCAAGAAATTTGAGTACCAATACAACAGGCGCTCAGGCTCTATATTCGGGCTACGGTGTTACATCATTTAACTCAAATGGGTTCACCCTTGAAGGCAATTTGTTTGGTGAAAACTTGAACGGTGGCCTAGATGTCTCATGGACATTCCGCGAGCAGCCTAAGTTCTTTGATGTGGTGACGTATACGGGGAATGGAATCGACGGGCGCGTTATAAGCCATGCGCTTGGCTCTATCCCCGGCATGATTGTTGTCAAATGCACAAGTTCTGGTGGTGATGCTTATGCGTGGCGTGTATATCACCGCTCCTTGGGCATCTCTCAGACTCTGTTGCTTAACGCCACCAGTGCTGCATTTGCAGGCGGTGATTGGAGTCTTGGAGCGCCTACGGATTCCACTTTTACTGTTAGAAACTACTCATCTCTGAACGAAAACGGCGCAACCTACGTCGCCTACCTCTTCGCCCACAACGCAGGAGGCTTTGGCCTGACGGGTACGGACAATGTGATTTCGTGTGGGTCGTTTACGGTAGACGGGTCAGGCAATTCGTCTATCAACCTTGGGTATGAGCCGCAGTGGCTGCTGATGAAGCAGACCAACACCACTGGCAGTTGGTTGATGCAAGACACGATGCGAGGCCAAACTGCTGACAACGGCTACGCAAGACTGCTTGCGGACACTTCCGGCGCGGAGACTTCAACCACGACCGGCTTCATTCGCATCAACGCCACAGGGTTCTCAACGAACGGCGCAACCGGCTTAGTTGGTGACCACATCTACATCGCCATCCGTCGCGGCCCGATGAAAACTCCGACGACGGGGACGAGTGTGTTTACAACAAACACATATACGGGGACTGGTGCCGCACGAACAATAACTACCGGGTTTGTGACTGATCTGGTTATTGGTCAGCGGCTTGATGATGTTAGTGGCCATGCTACAGCAGACCGCCTGAGGGGCGATACTCTATATCTTCAAACCAACACTACGGGCGCCGAAGCAACTTCAGATGGGGGAAGTCAAGACATAACCGGCTTTGATTTCATGACCGGGTATGGTCTTGGAGTGCCCAATAACTCATGGATGAATAACAGCGGTTCGTCTTGTGCTAATTGGGCCTTCCGCCGCGCCCCCGGCTTCTTTGATGTGGTTTGCTATTCAGGCTCAAGTTCAAACACAACACAGACGCACAATCTCGGCGTTGTGCCGGAGATGATGATAGTCAAATCAAGAAATAACTCACGCAGTTGGCCTGTTTACACAAGTCCTACCGGCGCTGGTAATTTCTTGTTCCTAAACAGCACTGATGAGTCGGCGGGCGCATCTACGTATTGGAACAATACAACTCCAACAGCGTCTGTATTTTCTCTTGGCACAGCGGCCAATACAAATAACTCAGGAGAGAACTACGTCGCTTATCTGTTCGCCACTCTTGCGGGTGTAAGCAAGGTCGGTTCTTACACCGGCAGCGGCACGACTAAGCAGATCGACTGCGGCTTTACAGGTGGCGCTCGGTTTGTGCTTATCAAGCGCACAGATGTTGCCGGGGCTTGGTATGTGTGGGACAGCGCACGAGGCATCGTCAGCGGTAACGACCCGTACCTTCTCTTGAACAGCAGCGCTGCCGAGGTGACAAACACCGACTACATCGACACCTACAGCGCAGGGTTTGAGATCAGCAGCACCGCGCCTGCGGCCATCAACGCAAACGGGGGAACCTTCGTGTTCCTTGCGGTGGCGTAGAGTATGGTATAGTTAGCAATCACCTAAGAAGGGGTTGCCATGCAAGTTTGTAAAAAATGTCTGGTTGAAAAGGAACTGAGTGCATTTGAGTTTAGGAAGGACACGGGGACTTATCGTAGGTCTTGCAAGGAGTGCGAGAAGCCTACGAGAAACGCCTCTGCCACCAAGCGTCGATCAACACTTATGAGCAAGTACAAGATGCAGAAACAAAATGCCGCAATGAGGGGCATACCGTTTTTGTTGTCTTATGAACAATGGCTGAGTATTTGGGTTGATTCTGGCAAGTTGCAGGAAAGAGGGCGCGGAGCCAACAAGTTTTGTATGTGTAGGTATGGCGATGCAGGCCCATACGAAGTTGGCAATGTGTTCATTGGAACTGGACGAGAGAATGTTAGGGACGGGAATCTTGGCAAAGAGATGACTCAAGAAGTCAGAGACAAGATTTCTAAGGCCAATAAAGGGAAGGCACATCCGTGGTCTGTTGGTGACCGAAACCCTATGCACAGACCTGAAGTCAAGGCGAAAATGAGTGCTGCTATTGGCGGAGCAAATCACTATAAGGCGATTGGAGTGACGACCCCGCAAGGGTTCTTCCCAACCGCCAAGGCTGCGGCAGAAGCACTAGGAATGAAGAGACCAACTGTTGAATGGCGAGCGCGGCACAACAAGTTTGGTTTTAGTTACGGAAACAACCTCGCCATCGCATAAGGAGCAATCATGGAAATCAGAGTCCGCGCTACTGGCGCAGTGATGTTTGAAAACGAGTGGCGTCGGTACATCCACGAGCAGAGTGGTCTGAACTTCGGTCAACTGGACGAGGCCACCCTGAACCAATACGGGGCGGATGTGGTCTTTGAAGGCCCGCAGGCAACCGGAGGGACGGTCTACCAATACTCCATGCGCCAGGGCGTGGAGCAGATTGGCGGCAAGTGGTACACCAAGTACGTCCTTGGCCCGATCTTCACTGACCGCCCCGCGACCGACACCGAGCCTGCCCAAACTGCCGCCGAGCAGGAAGCCGCATGGAAGGCCATGAAGGATGCGGAGCAGGCCAAGGCAGTCCGTGATGATCGGACACGCCGCCTGTCGGCAACAGATTGGACCCAGTTGGCAGATGCTCCTGTAGACAAGACCGCATGGGCAACGTACCGTCAGGCACTGCGGGATGTTCCCGCGCAGGCCGGGTTCCCCTGGAACGTCCAGTGGCCTGACACCCCTTGATGGGAGGCTCTCATGCCTAGTTATTCCGGCGTATGGACTCTCACGGCTCAGTTCCAGGCTATTGGGCAAGGGCTGTGGCCCGCACCCCCTTTGGCGGGGGATATTGGGTTGTTTGGCGGGGGTGATGTTGCAAGCGTATACGTCAACACGATTGCTTATATTTCAATTGCCTCCACAGGCAACGCTATTGATTTTGGTGATTTGACGGTCGGCAGGACTGAAATCGCGGCTTGTTCGTCTTCGGTCAGGGGAGTATTTGGCGGTGGAAACACGCTTACCAACGTAATGGACTATGTGACCATCACCACGGTTGGCAACGCTACGGACTTTGGTGACTTGACTCAGGCACGCAGGGGTCTGGCGGGGTGCTCATCTTCAACTCGCGGTGTCTTTGGTGGCGGCACGACCGGGTCTTCCGTAAATACAATAGATTACATAACGATTGCCACGCCAGGAAACGCAACAGACTTTGGTGATTTGACGGTTTCGCGCCACTATATAGCGGCTTGCTCCTCAACCACTCGCGGGGTTTTTGGGGGAGGGCAAAATGGCGGCACGGACAGCAATGTCATGGACTACATCACCATTGCCTCTACCGGCAACGCCACGGACTTTGGCGATTTGTCGGCTGTCACGACTTATTTGGGCGCGTGTTCTTCTTC